CCATTCCTGAGAAAGCCATAATATCCTTAGAAAGCTTTGCAAGCTCGTCCATAGGAAGATTGTCAAAATCTTCATCAGTCAAATCTTCCGCACCTTCTACGGACTTACAGATGATATTCTTAATGAATGCAAAACCTGCATCCTCATTATCGGTATCTTCCATAAGTGCTTTAGAATCTTCTTGAATTGACTTTACTTCAGATACGGTGAGTTTAGAAATCTCTACTTTCTCCCCCATGAAGTTTACTTTTTTAATAATACGCTTATTTACTAGACTTTTCAACTGAGACATTATTTTTGCTCCTTTACAGCTTGTTCAATTAGACGAAGTTGCGCACGAATATAAGCCAATTTCGAGAAGGTCTCCATCATTGCTTTTGCAGCCTCTGAGTCACCTTCGAATTGCTTAATTTTACCGGATACTTTATCATTGCTAATAGTAATTGCACGATGCATGTGCAAGAATGTATTATCAAGACATTTTTTACAAACAGTCGGGACTGCCATATTTAAACCTCTTGCGTTAAAAAGGTGCGACTCAGTCAAACCAAGTCGCACCCAGGGTTAATCATTATGAAGGATCGGTAGTGTAAGCTCCATAGAATTCAGACTGAATAGTAATGGTTACAGTAGCAGTATTAGCATCAGTGAGCTGAGGGTTTACCTGAAGTGCTTCTACTTTTCCAATCCAGTAGTATTGCGAGTTTGCAACAGTGCCAAGACCAGTTGCGTCACAAGTATAGTTATCTGGCTTCTCATTCATAAGAGTGAAACGGAATACATACTGATTTCCATCGCCAACCATATCACCAAGGTCACTACCTGCTTTCCAATCGTCACCTACATAGTTAATGGTGAGTTCCATAGAAGGTGCGTCAGCCTGCCCCTGAATCTGCTGAGAAGTAGTTGAGCCATATACAGGAACATTGACTACATTCGGAGGTGTACCCATTGAAGGAAATTCACGCACATCCTTAATACGTACAAAATCAGAAGTTGCGCCAAAGGCCGCTTGGAGATTAGTCATTGTAGGTGAAGCAATGGCAGCTGCATTGGTTGTAGTATCAGTACAGATTGCAAGGTCAGAAAACATACCTGCAGAGATTGATGTCATATGAGCCATGTTAGGTACTCCTTTTTCTATATAAATTGAAAGAAATTGTGTAAATGCTTATGCTGTATTTATCATCCATACCACCTGTACTACAGGTGCTTTCAGTAAATACAACATTTGAAGTTCTGGTCTCATCTACAAAGATGGTCTTCATGAATAGAAAATCATCCAAAATATCAGCAATCTCTACATATCGTTTTGGACCAGAATTAAGGCTTGTAAAGATTGCTATTTTTAAAACACCACCTACAGAGTTGAAATTTACTGATTTTGAATCAGTCAATATTGATACACGAATAAATTCATCTTTATCAACTAATACGTTATCAGGATAGGTAGGTATGTTTTTAGCTTGCCACCCATCAGACGCAAATATCGAAAATATCGAGTCAAATGTATCAACATATCTACCCATTACTTATACTCCTTGTGGCTTTGAAATACGAGATGAAACCATCATTCTTGACAATTTCACTTATTACCCATTTGTACGTATCATCAACAAAATAACTATAGACTTTTAAATCAGGTACATCTGCTGTTTTAACTAAAAATTCTTTAGAAATCTTGTCGATTGTTTTATTATCTTTTTTAGATTCAATAGGTATGACTTGTATATTTGTGGCTATTGCGTTTGCCTCATTAGTAGCCATTGTATCAAAATTATACCCATCATCTTTTTGATAAAAATCGACAAAGATAGCTAAACTCTTTAATTTACCAAATACAATTTTTAGATTTCTATCTATAGTATTTTTTATCAATTTGCCCTCCACCAACTTCTAGAGCTGTTTTTAAGGAGAGGCTTTATAAGATTTCTAACTGTTACAGGGATTTTACTTGGACTTTGTATATTATGCATTTCGATTGAACCTATATGAATATTCTCTACACGACCTTCATCATCAAGCAAACCATCATTATAGATCAAATGATAAGCTAATTCAATAGTCGCTTCAAGTATACGCCTAGGCACTGCCGTTTCAGTTATTTCAAAACCAAATTTAGGCTCAAAATATGTACAATTACGAGGAAAGGCGAGGTGCTGATCTTTATCTATAATTACACCTCGCCATTCTTTCTCATCCAAATATCTTGTAGCAGTTATAAGGGCTTTTTCTCTTAGTATATCAGTAGCTTCATCCCATTCGGCGACATCGATTTTATCAGCCATATAGGTTGCAGCTTCTTCTAATGATACATAACTATTTTCACCCTTTATCAAAGACATTTTAAAACCTCTTAGCTATGGAATACAGGAAGAATCCCAAGGCTCAATGCAGAAGTAAATTTACGTTCCCAAGTACCAGTAGTATCAGCCAGTGCATCTGTTGCTGTACCAAGTGCTTTAGGTGTGCCTGATTCTACGACATTCATGAAATCGGCATCCGACGGGAAGTCACTCTCAGCACCAATCCAGTTGTAACCCGCTGGATGTGCTACATAACCCCAACGATACCAGATATCAGTAACACCACCGCCTTTGTAAGCGGCGCCGCGACGAGTGATCTCAACGTCCTCATCAATAGTGAGTGCATTCATATTAACAGCACCAGGCAGTACGATGAAACTAGTAAGTGAACCCGCAATATCTACACCTGCACCTGTGTTAATCTTAGTAATCTCTGCAGTAGTAAAGGACTGAGTAGCACGAGTCAGTACAATACGGAATTTACCACTGAACAGAGTATTGAATTCAACATTACCATCAACTACTTTATCGTTGTCTACAAGATTTGCAGAACGTAGAGAAGCAAGGACAGCAGGAGAGGTAACAAGATAAGCATAATCAGGTTCATAGTCCTTATAAGCCATACCGATAGCTTGCAGGAAACCTTCTGCACGCTGTGCGCCCTGACTAGTAGTAGTTGCATCAGTCACGAGACCATCTGCACCCAAATCTACATAAAAGCCATACCTTTTGTCAGTAGGGTCATTCTCAAAAGTCTGACCACCAAGACCGGCAGAACCAGAAGCAGCTGCAGCACCATAAAGGGCTTCAGCCAGTGCAACACCTTTGAGGGTTGAAAGAATTGCATTATGCTCATCTTGAGCGCGAGTTATTGCAAAGTCACGACCAATCTTAGCAAGACCATCTTGTTTAGATACAACCTTAGTGAGATTAATCTTATTAGCACCGTGAGTACGAACGGTTTTAATATAACGAAGATACTCAGATTCAGAATCCGTAGGTGTGCCGTCAGTAGAATCAGTAAGAGAGGCGACATTGATTACCGGATTCAGAGGCTTATTCCAACGCATCTGACCTATAAACGTTTCGCCTTCAGTGTCAATTTCATCATTAGTAGAGACGAGTTCTGTACCAGAAAGCTTCTTAGCAGTAGTATATTCCTCATCACTATACATTCCGATAGCTTCTTGAAGAACATAATGCTGTGAAGATTCACCAGAACCCCCTCCAAAAGTAAATTCAGCTGCCATTTAATTATCCCTTTCTATTACGTTTCAAATTACCAGAAGCAATTTCATTCAGGATAGTACTAGTACCCATTTTCTTAACTGATCCTGGATTTGAATTAGAGTTTGAATTTTTATTGGGAGGAGCACCACCGCCCGAGTTCTTCTTAGGTTTCAAAAGAAACTCATTATCTGGATGCTCCAAATATTTCTTAACATATTCACTAATAGGTGAGCCGTCTTTAGCCACCCAATCGCCACTTTCATTTTGAACTACATTCTTAATAATAGCTTCCTCTGCGAGCACTGCTGCATTGGAGCTTCTGAAATCAAAATCAGTCAAAGCACTCTTAATTTTGGAATCACGAGCAAGCTTAGTGTTCTGAGATTTAAGAGCTTCCATTTCTTTCCGGATATCTTGCATCTTCATTTCATAAGCTTCTTTCTCTTTTCCTGCTTCTTCTAGATTCTTGATTTCTTCTTTACGTTTTTCATCTTCAATCTTTTTCAACTGTTCAAGAGCTTCATCTCGTTTGGAATAAGCTGCATCCAGTTTGGATTTGATGTCTTTAACGGCTTCTGCCACTTTTTGATCGACATCTTCTTGTGAAAACCCATCACTGTTTTTCGACAGCGCGTCTTCCTTACGCTTGAGCTCTTCCTCTTTCTTAGCCAATTCTTCTTCTTTGGCCTGAATTTCTTCTTCTGTCATGATATCTCCTTTGAGTACAACTCTTAAAAACTATAAATACAATCTATAGTTTTTCCATAAATTTTATATTCTTTAACTGTAACCTGAACTAGCCTACTCCATACCAATAACGATCATCGTCAAAATTTTCCTTAACTTCTTGTAAAATTTGATCTTTTTTAAGGATGTCTTCTTCCTTGAGTGTACGCCCACCAATTACAGACTTGCCCTTTACTGGTATCAACCCTCTATCAATCGCATCTTGAAGATATTTATCATACAATTCTTGACTTAAGCCTCTTCTTTTCATTTCATCCAAGACTTCTTTTATGATATTAACTTCAAGAGTGTCGGCATATATCTTCCTCAATGCATGTCTGGCTTGTAACATTTGTCCAGCATTTGTAAAGAAGGCATCGTGAATAGTACTAGTAGGTATTTTATTATCCGCGCCCCATTCATGAAAACGCTTAACAAGGACTGCATCATTAGAATGATTGCCGTTAACACCAAATGCGGTTTTAGCCTTACCCGCATCAGCTATATCGTTTATAGTGCCTTCTTTATTAACAACTTGATCCCACCAACTAGCTTCAGTCTTCTGTGGTATTTGTACAATATTGTTAACCCATTCACCATCTTCGTTCTTATAAGTGAGTCTTTCTTCAAACTTCTTAGTATAATTTTGCTCAAGTACCTTCTTATCAAAATTAACCCAAGGCACATTGGTCCAAGACTTAGGTAATTTATTGGCTCTTGAAAACACTATAGTGAATTTCTTATCGATCTTTTTAATACCTACTTTAACCAAGTTAAGTTTGTTAGCACGCTTATCAGGATACTTAACACCATAGATAAATTCAGACAAAGTACCATTAGGTTTCCAGAAAGGGAACTTCTCCAACATCTGCTCACTAAAAGATTT